ATATTCCCAGCTTCTGTTGCTTGGAAGTGGTCTGAGTAGAGATAAGAACCTTCTGCGTATTGAGATGCAAGACCATGCTGTTGAAAGCCCCAGACCTGACGACCATATTGGACACCAGGAGCCAATCCTCCAAAATGCTCTAGGCGTGTTGGATACTTTTGCCCTTCTACCTTTGTAGTAACAAGTGTGGGGTTACAGGTGGCGTCAAGCCTAAAACCGAGGCCTGTACCTGTACCACTGTCTGCATTTTGAACAAAGTTTGCAATGCCGGTATCCCCACAAGCCCCGTTGTCTGATACGTTCTCAAAGGATGCTGGTGATACAGAAATAGAGGATGCTTTATAAACCTTGTTTTGCTGTAATACAGTACCATCACGGAGAAAATCAATAGCATAAGTTGTATTGTATCCAACTTGATTAATTACAACCAGTCCCTGATGGGTGATAGCTTCGGCTGAAGAATCATCCATTAGGACATCCTTTTCAGAATTAATTAAAAAGGTGTAGTCATTAATGGTAAGGGGCCTAAGATTCTCTGTATCCAATACATCAATGTATTTAGCAGCAGAACCCTGCATCGTTACTGTTCGCTCTGCACCTGTATCAGCAGTGAAGACCCTTAAAACTTGAGAGGTACCAGATTTATAGGAACAGACAACAAATCGATCATCGTTGTCACGAAAAATAGGAAACCATTTAGCATCTGCTGGGATATTGGAACCCAGGTTTTTTATAAATTGTGTACCTGGACGTTTCGTACATCCAAAGGTTGGGTCTAAATATACATTTGTAGCATGTCTTACCTGACCTGGGATCTTAACCGAGTCAGGCTGGGCACTCATACCCCCCAAGACATTGCCGATAGTTTGGGAGATAGCTGACATTAGTAACCTGCAAGTGTGTTTATGGGTCGATATGCGTTGTATGTGGTGTAACCGTCTTCGGTGTTAAAGACGTTGTAATCACCCTGCTGGGTGTCATATTCCATCAAAGTTGCGCGTGACATAACTTCCTCCCGCTGTCCAAATGCAACAGCTTCAGAGGAGCCCACTGAACGCCCAGCAAAGACATTGCCAGCCCTAATGGTGATATATTCCTTGGCTGCTTCGGGGAGCTCCTCGAAGTCAAATAGCCAGGTCACATCTAGTGATTGCTTTTCTGTGAAGGTATAGGTGTGTGCAGCCTTGTCATACAGTTTCCCATTTCGAATAACAGTAAATACATTGGTCAGACCATTGCTATCTAGTGCTAAAACATTGTCAGGAATAATAATCTCGTTAGATGAATCAGGGGTAAATGGATACCCGTATTCTGTATTAAATATCCAGCCTTCAGACTGAACTGCAATGTTAACCTCAGCCAACACCACTTCAGCCATTTCAACCAGGGGGTTCCCTGTTGTCAGTGTTGTTGCTGGAGCTTGGCCTACATTGCTAAGGATCCTATTTACTGCGGATAAAGTTGTTGTTTTAGTAACCATTTATTTCTAGGGAATGAGAAGCCCCGAGGACCCGAAGGTCCAAGGAGTTATTTATTAAGCAGCTTGGAGTGAACCAGCAACGGAGACACGCAAGGTGTCACAACCCATTGCCATTTTGCCCACAACCAAATCGCCCTGGTATTGGACGTTGAAGTCACCAGAGGTTGTTTCAATTGAAGGGCCAATAGCTTCAACAGTGCCTGCACATTCCTTATGGAATACCAATCCGGCAAGGTTGGAGTTATCGACTACATAGCTGTTTTCCTCACCAGTAACTGCTGCGTTAGCAGTTGCATCTTTGCCGTACTGGCTAGCCAATACATTGGACTTATAGATGCGAATACCGGCGATAGAATAGAGGCCTTTACCGCTATTCATGTCACCCTGGGTGTTACCGATTTCACGGTTCAGGATGTTCGTATCGACAGAAGAAATCAGGGAGTAATACTGGCGTGGGCTGAGAACAGCACAGCGTCCGTCCTGAGGAGCAGAGCGCTCATCGAGGACAGCTGCGCTTTCAAAGAAGCCGTCTACAATTGCTTGAGCACTATTAGTATTGCCCGAGCCGATGTTAACTTGGAAGCCACCAGGCTCACCAGTAACAACAGAAGATTCGGTTGCTCCTTTAGCAATAACCCGTGCAATACGGTCATCGTAGTGCAGGGCTAAAGCCTCACCGATTTGTTTAGAAATCTCGGATCTGCTTTGATATTGAGAAAGAATTTGGTCAAGATCATAAACAAACTGGCTGCTATATAGCAACGAATCCATGACGATTGTCTTCTCGTTGCTCTTCAGTCCAGCATCAGGTCCGATCGGTGTGCCAGGCGTATGATAGCCAGCATCGAGCTTTCCAGTCAGCAAGAACTGTTTAGATTTACCACCACGTAGCGAATAGTTGCGTACAAGGCCCTTGAAGATCGTCGCACTATTGAACGCATTGAAGACCTCACCTGAAAACAGGGTAAGGGCTGTAGCGTACCGTGTGTTGTAATTTTGTGAGGGTGTACGTGAGCCATTGGCTACGTTATTACCCTGAAAGGCTGAAAACGACATTATGTTAATTAAGAGATTTGTTAATGAATCAAACCTCTAAGCGCTTAGAGTTATTTAGTTTTATTGACATTGCTCTATTACTTGAGCGAAGCTTCACCAAAGGGTTATCCCTCGTAAGGGGCCACAGTGGCAAAGAATGGGTAGAGGAGGACTATGCACCTCCTTGTCGGCTTACCGATACCCTCAATTACTTTTTCTTTGCTTTTTTGTTTAGCTCAGCCAACTTCTTACGAGCTGCCTGTTCTTTTTTTCTGTCATTAGCTCTAGTAGCCTTAATGATCTCATTCCTTAGCTTTATTTTACGTGCCAAGAAAGCATGACTCGCTAATCCCATAGTCTTATATATAAAGAAAAAGGGAGGAATAAACCTCCCCAAATAGCACCCGGCCTTCCGAAACCGGGTTCCATAAACCGCCCCTCGGGTTTTACAACCGGAAGGTGCCTGTATTATTTGCCCAGGGTAGGCTCTTGCTTCAGATAAGCCACACCGCGATATGTGAGCTTTGCTTGTTTTACTGCGGCCTTTTGAGTGTTAACGGCAGCACGTACTTCTACGTTTGTCATGGGGTTTCTCCAAAAGACCATCTCCCCGTTCCATGAGATGGAGTAATGCGCCCAATAGGGTGAACGTACTTTGGAGAATTAGAGAAGGTCGCCAGATCGCGCCAGCTTCTTTTCTACATCCATGCGGTATGCAGGATCTGTTGAGTAGCGAGGATCAGCAATTGCTCGACCCAGCTCAGCTTGACTGCGGAATACTTTGCCTGTACTCGTGGCTTTTTTACCTGTGACCAGTGGAGCTTCATAACCCTCCACAGACTTCCAGCGATTGCTAAGGGCTTCCACAGCAAAAGACAGGGCTGCTGCGTTGTTGGAGTTTGCTACTGAGTTAAATGAATCGATCTCATCAGGGCTTAGGTTCTGACCTGCCCATTGGATCATCTCTCCATAAGCCTCATCACCACCAACAGAATCTCGAATAGTTTTTAGCTGTTGTGCCGTAGCTACTTCTTGTGTGGTCTTAGCTGATTGAACTGCGTGGTATTTGAAGTAGGTCTCAATCAACTGCTTACTATCCATCTTAGATAGTGTCGCCATGTCGTCTTCAGTAAGACCACCCTCAGCATCAAAGCGGGTAGCGATATCCGTGAAGGTCTTGACGTTCTCACTGATCTCTACTGACTCCTCTGTTTCCTCATCCTCAGAACCTTCTACAGGCTCTTCAGACGACTCCTCATCGTCCTCAGGCTTGGGTTTGCCTAACTTACTTTCAAGCTCCTTGTAAGCCTTTAGAAGGTCCTCCTGAGAGCGAAACTTTCCATCGATAAGTGATACATCTTCTTGCTCAGAGTCAGTCTGAGCCATACGACGATCGCGGTCTTCTTCCTGCGCCTTAATAAGTTTTTCACCCTGCTCTAATGCTGCAGTTTCTGCTGCCTGTTGCTCGGGGGTGGGACCCTCAGTGGGGTCGAATGCTATGCGGTTTGCCATATTAATAGGTGGTAGAAGTTACGTTGCCAAAGGTGGGACGAATGCCTACCTTTTTGCCATACTTACCGGCGGTTGGTTGGGATGTTCCTACAACTTTTTGTTTAATTGCATAACCCACTGTTTTATCAGCTAGGGCAGGCTCAATGGGGGTAGGCTCCCATGCTTGATTTAGCTTGGTATCTGGGTTATCCCCTCGAAACTCACCATTAGGCTTGCGGGCTCGGCGGCGCTTGTTGGCTGCCTGGGTTTTGTTGTCCATCTGGATTCATCATTTGTTCAACCATTGGAGACTTAGAGAGTTGCCCAGCTTGTTCCAATAGTGTTTGTTGTTGTTGCTGTTCTTGTGCTTGTTGACGCTCTTGTCCGAGCTCCTCGTCAGACTTAACCAAACCAAGAGATTCAATACCGCTAGCTGCTGCTAGACGGCGTAGGAACTCACTTGGATTGATAAATTGGGACATAGCCTCAGGGCCAATGCCTTGAGCTACTGTTGTGACAAACTCCATAAGAGCTTGGCGATCTTGACCACGGCCAATGCCATTTAGGCCAGCTACAACAGTAGGTAACACCAAACCCTTAGGAAGTTTTGGTACACCTTCTTGACGCTGCAGGGCTTGCAGCTTACGGGCGAGATAAGGACGTAGCAAAGTTGCAGTTAGGCCAGAATAAATTCCCCCCAATTGTTCATTCAGCTCCTGTGCGACGGCATTTACTTCGCTGGCAGTTGTGCGCTCGCTATCGCGAATTGATCCATCCATGACAAGAAATGCTTTAGCAAGTCGTTGGGTCAGGTTCTGGATCATCTGTTGAACAGTCCCAAAATCTGCTGTCTTACCAACTTGAACTACTCCCACATCGTCTGGTCGGCCTTGAATAATAGAACCGTTTGAAGCTCGAGCTAGACTTTGTGGCTTAGTTGTAGATGAGGGTGATACTAAAAATATTACCTTTGCTGCAGCAGCACTGCCTTCAACCATAGCTTGCATTAGCTTTTCTAGGCTATTTAGATCTCCAAGGAACTCTTCAACCCTAGATCTTCCGTAGCTTTCACCATCACAATTATTAAAGGTAATTGCAAACCACGGTGTTGTTCTTAATGGTGAAGAGGAACGAGATCCAGGAATCATTTTACCGTCACATTCTTGATACCATTTATGCTGTCCATCCTCAAACTTGACGTGGGTATAAACCACAGCGTCTTCGCTTTGGCCTTTATTCATTGAAGAGGCCACACCAAACTTAGGGCCGTCTTCGCCTACGGCGTTCACGTCCTTGTCTGTGTCTAGAGGTTGAAAACCTTTTGGCAACAATTCACGGGAGACAATCTCCTTAGTGACAATTTCTTGGACGTTACCGTCACCGTCTTTAGCAACAACGTATCTATCCAGTGGATAAACCTTTAGGCTTTTCTTAGCGTCATAGATAAGGGCATTACCTGTGACCACCAAATGCTTCATTGCAACATGGAGCTGAACACGGTCAGTGGTCTCAGCAATCTGCTGCATGACCATTTTTTCCATCTTGGATAGAGCCATATCGATCTGACTACGCATCTCGGGAGTTGCGTCAGGGATCTTCTTTAGCTCTACATCATTAATTTGTAGTTTAAAAAATGAGGTGTTTAAAGGGAACAAAGATAACATTAGCTTTGCCGCCAGCACATTTGTACCGGAGGCGCCTTGGCTTTGCCAGGGTGTTGGCAAGCGCTCACCATTCGCATGTCCTTCGTCTGTAAGAAGGTACGGAAGCGTGAGCCTTGCACAAGTACGGGCTACATCTAAGAATTGTTCACGGTCTGACCTCAAGGCCTCATAGCGGGCCTGGGCATTTGCTTCCATTAGTAATTAGTTAATCGGGATGTACCACGGGTAGCTCGCCTTGACCGGGCCTGTGTCGACCTAGGGGTCCGCACAATTGCCATGTTGGTCTGAGCTCTTGTCATTTCTGGAGGTGGTGGAGCAGCAATACTCATTGGAGTATTAGGGGCTGGTGCTGGTAGAAGTGGATCGTTTTGCACTTGAGGTTTTTGAACCATGGGCATACCCTGCTGTTTAGGCATGTAGACCGGTTGGTTCATCATCTCTTCCATCAGTTTCTTCTGCTGCCGTGCTGATTTTCTCTGATCCTTCTGTTGGTCCGCGTATATTGCTTCAAGATCTGCTGCTTGCTCTGCTGCTTGTCTGTCGTAGATAAGAGTCGCCTCATCAGCTAATGCCTTATCGAGAGCCCATTGGGTACGATCATCGCGACCAATCTGACCCTCGCGCATACCTGTTCTATATGCGTTGTTAAATGTGCTTCGCTCGAGTTCTTTTTCCCAGCGTTCATTTAACAGCCATTCATCAACCTTTCTTTTTTCTTTGTCCTTATTAATCTTGCCAATACCTAAGGCCTGCTGGGCTCTATAGATATCAGCGTCAGAGGAAATCCCTGAAAAAGGATTAATCTTCTGAGGCTTTGGTGGTGAGGGTCCGCACATGTGTTACTTTTGCAAGAATGTATTCCACAACCGAACGTTGACCAGCTCGATACATAATCGTTCTGTCTTCGTCTCTAGGTGTGGGGTTGATTGGTGGATACATTTGCTCCAGCTCATCGACCAGAGCTTGGAGGTTTGATGAATTACCGGGGAGGATATTATCCATACTTAGGTAGGTTTACGTTTGAGGTCTCAAAAAAGCTGGGCATCCTTGCCCTTTGCGTTTCAGCAAGTCCTGAAGCCTTGCCAGAGGCGTAGAGACTGTCGCTTTGTTTGAGCCAGAAGTCTTTGTCAAGGTACTTGTCCTCATTGGTTGATAGGCCGTCCATCACCCAAGACACAGTGGCCTTACGGAGACGATTAAGGGCTGGGGTTGATACTTCTCCCAGGTCTTTTGCACACATAGCGTGGAGAAGTACGTGGGTCTGTTCGTCCCTTGAGATGTCGGCTGCCACGCTGCGTAATCCCATATCTCCGCAAAATCTAAACAGCGGAAGTAATACAAAAAATACGGATCTTTCTAAGATTGCTGTTTTAAGGATCGGGTGGGAAGGGTCGCGTAACCAGGCCTCCCTGATGTTGACGGCCTCCCGTTCATACCGTTCGTTAGTGCCATGAGCAGCAACCACATAGCCAAGAGCTTTGTCATGCTTGTCCTCATCGGCCATGTTTGATTGCAGGGCAGGGATAACACCGGGATCATCAGGTAGATCTCGCTCTAATCCTTGGGAGAGCATTTCTTTAACTGGTAATTCGAGACTCCGAAGGGCTAATGCCCTAAAAATTGCATCCTCAGAGCCAGCTTTAAATTCGCCTTTATCAACAGCGACAGGGGTCCAGGTTCTTTTCCTGGACATTACTTTCAAATAGGTAGACATTTA